CGAATACGTTTCATCCTTCCTGACCCAACTGCGAACCTTCGCCCGTCAGCAATCGGTCCACATCTGGCTCGTTGCGCACCCCGCCAAGCTGTTCAAAGACAGGGATGGCACCTACCCCGTGCCCGATGGCTACAGCGTGTCTGGCAGCGCGCATTTTTACAACAAGGCGGACAACATCATCAGCATCCACCGGGACATGAGCAGTCCTAACGGATCAACCGAAGTGCATGTCCAGAAGATTCGATCCAGATGGCTGGGCAACCGGGGGGTGGCGAACCTGAAGTGGCGCAAAGAGTGTGGAAGGTTCGCTGATTTTGCAGATGAACGTGATAACGGAAGGGCTTGGCAAGAATGAAAACCATATACCGCAATCGCAAGTTGCTGGATCTGGCGCGGGATCAGCGCTGCGTCATGTGCCACGCCGAAGACGGCACTGTTGTCGCGGCCCATTCCAATCTTCAGGACCACGGCAAGGGCATGGGCATCAAAGCCCACGACGGCATGAGTGCGTGGCTCTGCTCAATGTGCCACTCGCACTACGATACGGGCGGGTTGATGAGTCGGCAAGATCGCAATGAGTTCATCTACAAGGCGATCCTTCGGACAACGCTGAAGATGTGGCAAGACGACCTCATCCAGGTCAAATGAGTGCTGTTGTCCTGACCCCGGATGAGATGCTCTGCGTCGTCTCTCGCACCAGCGTGATGTTTGAGGCCAAGATGGCTAACTTGGCGCTAGGGCGGATTCGGAATCGTCGCTATGCCAAAGACATTGACGACTACTCGATGGTGCTGATCAGATGTATCGCAGAAGCCGCCGTGTGCAAACTGTTGGGGATTCGGTACTCCCCAAACGTTCGGATCGGCGGGGACTCCGGCATTGATCTGGTGGTCAAGGGGATCAAGCTTCAAATCTCAGCCACCTTCGGTGATCATGGACCGCGACAGATGCTGTCCGTGAATGACATCCATGCGTGTCTAGCGGACATCTTCGTGCAAGCAGTTCTGACCAAGCCGTCCAGCGTTGACCTGATCGGCGCTGTTACCAAAGAGCAGTTTGTCCAGCGCATGGAAATCAAAGATTGGGGTTACGGACCACGCCACTGTGTTGCCCGTGAACATCTGCGTCCGATTGAGTCGATGGTTAAGTTTTTAAAGGAGCTTGCATGAGTGACATTGAACCGCTGCTGAACCGATATCGGATGGTCGGTCCTCCGTATGCCAGCGCCAAAGCGAAGCGGGTGTACATAGAGGAATACAAGAAGAGTTTGCTTGCGCTGTTGATGAAAGCAGCAGAGCGCTTGGGGGCTACCTCAGTCTCCGCACAGGAGCGAGAGGCTTTGAGCAAGCCAGCGTACCTTGAGCATCTCAGCGCCCTACAGATTGCCGTTGAAGACGAGGAAGCGCAGCGCTTTGAGATCAAGCGAATCGAGATGGAGATCGAGGTCTGGCGCACGCAACAGGCGAACGAGCGCATGGAGCGCAAGGCGTACAACGCATGATCGAATTCATTGATCACGCAGTGGCGCTTGCATCCAATACGACAGTGACCGGCAATGCGATCCAGTTCGCAATCCACGGGCGAGTGATCGGCAAAGGACGACCGCACTTTGTCAAGCGCACCGGAGTCGCCATCACGCCCGTTCAGACACGCGACTATGAGGCACTGGTGCGTGAGGTAGCCATACGCCGCATGGACGGCAGACAGCCGTGGACGCACCCCATGATGGCGATCATCGTGGCGCATTTCCCGATCCCTCCTAGCTGGTCGAAGACCAAGAAGCTTGCGGCTCAGAGGCAGTTGATCTCTCCGTCGAAACCGGACTGCGACAACATCGCCAAGATCTTGCTGGACAGTTGCTGTCGGTTGGTCTACATCGATGATGCTCAGGTCACAAATTGTTTTATTTTCAAGCGCTTCGGCGAGACCGCACGGCTTGATGTTCGGTTCATGGAGGCATGATGTTCGCATCACCAGAAGCGGCGTTGAAGTTCGCCTTTCGCATGCGCGGCACGGCAGTCATGTCCAGCCCCAGCGGGGTGTTTATGACCAAGGAGCGGATGAAATCTACGGGGTCAAGTCGGCTCACAAGCTGGGACTACCATGCGCAAGCGGGCATGGTGTTCAGCCGGGTGAACAGGATGCCGATGGTCCAACAGGCATGGGTGTTCTTTGAGTACGGCAATCCGATGGAGCGTCGGATCAGTGCGAAAGAACTGGCGGACTCCATTGCTGGACGAGCCGATGTGAAGAGCCTGAAGTTGTCGAAGTCTCAGATCGTGTCGGCGCTCATGGCCCGCACGGTGCGGGGTGTTGCCAAGGAGCTAGGATCGACGCACTACCGGGGGTGGAAGATGCGCTCTGTGTTGATGGCAGCGCTTGAGACCAGCATGATGCGGACTATGTCGGACATCTGGGAGTGGATGGGGCACCCGGAATAAACGGAAGAAAGTTCCGTGTAAATAATGGGTCGCCGCCGAGTGAATCAGAAAGACAGCGGGTTTCCCCCGCCGCCTTTCTGTCTAAGAGCCTAGCTTGTCTATAAGTCAGATGCCCCTGCTCTTGAGACTGAAAGCTGCCATGCTACCGGGTCTTCCGGTGAACGGCAAGAGTTCTTTTCCGTCATAGTTGCCCGACATTCTGTTGACTATGTTAGCCGGAGCCTCGCCCTCCAGTTTGATGCGAGGAACGAAGCCCCGCTGCAGGTTCATGGCCCGCAGGGCACGGTCACTGATCTTGTTGTTTGGTTTTGCGTAGGTCATTGTGTTTCCTAAGAGTGTGTGTAACCGTCTTGCTCAATGCCGAGCCACATGCCAGCGAATGGAACCATGATGTAGTCACGGTTCCAAACCACCGTGCGTCGGAAGGCGCGGTAGGTGGTGTTGTCCAGCCGAAGAAAGACGCGCTTGAGGGCAAGCCTCTGTTGTTTAGTTAAGATCATTTGAATTCCTTTGTGTGTCTACCTGACCACTGGTTTCGATCCAGACTCTGGCTCCGCAAGACAGTGGCTTGTCAGGTCGGTACACGACTGTGCTAGGCCCGTGGATCGTGACCGAGTGGGCGTAGATATTTGAGTTGTAAGTCTTCACGGTCAAGGTGGGTTCTCTAGAGCCCGTCTTTTGGTTAGACTTGATGACATGCTGGTTAACGTGGATGATTGTTTTCATTGCATGGCTTCTTGAGTTAAGACTTGAGGCAAGTCTTCAATGTCCCGAGTGGATGCCAGTCTGCCGTCGCGAATGCTGTATTCGATCTGCGCAAGAGTTGCTTCTTGGCACCAGCTGTAGTCGGTCCATTGACTACATCGACGTGTGGGTGCAATGCCTTCGAACCAGAGAAGAAGAACATTGACATGCTGTATCTTGGCGATGGTGTACACCTGCGCGTCTTCCGGGTCATTTACCGCCACCAGTTGACCGATACGGAGTTGGCTGAGTTTTAGTCGCTTTGCCATGTAGGCTTCCTTTGGAGGGGCCGAAGCCCCTCGTTTGTTAGTGGATTGCTTTGCTCATCAGCCGACCAGCAACTTTCTCCATATCCAGCCGTTCGTCGGTGTGCTTGATATCCCGCGCCATAGCAGTGATCCCTTGGACAAAGTCCCAGATTGACTCTGGCTTGGTCTCTTCTTCGCGCACTACCGTATCGATGACACGCTTGGCTTGCTTGGCGGTGAAGCCGTTCTTGCCTAAGAATTCGAAGCGCTCGTCGTCCGAGCGGGCAACGATTGCTTCCTTGGCTTTGTTGATATCGGTAACGATACCCATCGTGGACTGGTTGGAGTACTCAACCAAAGCGGGGCCGACCTCAGAAGCGAAGCGTTGTGGAGCGTTCTTGCTGTGTCGAATGCTCATGCTTTGCTTGTCCTCCTGACCCCAGATGTTTCGGTTCTGACATACGCCGCGCAACATGAAGGTGCTGATACCCAAGGTCTTGCTGCCGACCTCTGAGTTCCACACATAGAAGCCCCGGAAGACCAGATCAGGGTCGCCGTTCTTGAGCTTGCCGATCTCGATGGGGTGGGTGTCATCCACCAAGAACATGAAGACATCGCGGTCTGATGCATACAGGGTGGTGGTGTCCTTTGTAGGGTCCACAAAGGGGTTGTAGCGGCTCGTAGACCAGTCGATGACCCCGGGTACCTTCCAGCGGGTCTCGCCCACGCCATCGCCCGCTATACGCTGCACAGCGGTAACGAGTTCGATGTCCTTGACCCGTCCGTACTCAGTCCCGGTCGCTGCAAGCAGTTCGTTGTCGGAGTAGTACAGCTTGGTGTTCTCACTGCGCAGGTTCTGTAGCCCGTACTGCAGGTTGATACCGGCGATGCTGGCAGGCAGCTTGCGCAGGTACCCGGCGGGGGCACCAGCGAGAGAGCCCAGTTGACCGAAGGCCCAGTTGGTTGGCGAGATGTCCAACCCGTGGAACTCAAGCGATAGCTTTTCACTATCGTTGAAGTTGGCTTTGACCTTGATGTCAGAGACATCCACGATAGTCTGAACAGCGGAGTCGGAGCGAGACTTAACATGGTGAGCCAGATCGTTGAGGTTCAAGAACCGCTGGTCGGCAGGACGGTTGAACCACTGGGAAGATGCGGTGCCGTCAAGCCCGCCACGGGATAGGTCAACATGAAAGGGTGCTGTTACGGCTGCGGCTTCTGCGTGTGTGATTGCGTTCATTTGTGTTCCTAGATGCCCCCGTAGGGGCGGGTGTTTACGAGGTTAGTTAACGGTGACAGAAAAATTCAGATCTTTGACGCCTTCTGAGATCTTGTCGCTGAAGTCAGCGTTCTCGATGCCGTCTGAGATCGCCTCGGCGAAGTCGTGGTTCCTGATGGCTTCGGACATCTGGTCTTCGAAATCGTGGTTACTGACGGTGATGACCTGATTAGTAACGTGCGTGACTAGCGTCTCCAACAAGTTGGTGAGTAGGGAAGTTGAAGTTTGTTGTTCCATGTGTGCTCCGAATTACAAAGGTGGTTGTGTGGTTCTTGGCTGGGCCTTTGGCTTTGAGACCAATGACACTGCCGGGTGGGTCAAGGAATCGGAGGTCGTCCTCGTCTCCATTGATTACGGGGAAGCCCGCATAGCTGGCGGGGACATGATCAAAGACAGCGGCGACACTCATGCCGTCTGCCATTGCTTGGCGTACCTTCAGCGTGTTCTCTTCCGAGGCACTG